CTACCATGGAAACGTAAGTACATTTATAATGGATGGTCACAAGATTATAGTATACCATACAAGTTATGGTGCACGTTTGGTAGCAATACCTTTAGACCAAGATGCAAAGGTAAAAGAGCTAGAAGAATATATAGCTAGATTAGAAGAAGAGAATCAATATTTTGGTTCTTTGTTAGCAGAAAAAGAAAATAAATAGATATGAAAACAGAAATAGATTTAACATTATCAGAAAAAGTTGAAATTGATGAGACACAGTACTCAACACTTGTAGATATTATTAAGAAAGTAGGAGTTGAAAAATTTAAAAATGATAACTTTCTTACTTATGATGATCCAGAGAACTTAGCTGAGGAATTTATAAATGCTGAAATTGAAGAATGCATTACCAATTTTATATATGATATGGATGATCAGTGGGTTGATATAAATATAATTGATAAGATAAAATATACTTATAAAGAAACAATAGACGATGAGTAAAATGGGAAGATGGGTCTTTGATCAGCAAATGAAAGAGATAGAAGACTTAAACAAACACAGGCAAGTAAAAGATTGTGTATATGACAATCATAGTAAAGTAAATGAAAACAGATTCTCACTCTGCCACCTAGGAGAGAAAGTATTAGAACTGCATAGCAAGTATCCTAATGACCAAGAACTAGGTAAGAAGATAAGAGAAGAAGTGATAAACCTATTAGGAAAAAATGATTAACTTTATCCTATGGGTAAGAAGAAAAAACTGAAGCAGATAAACGTAGCCGTGCTAAACAAGATTCTCAAAGTGTACATACACAGTGAGACAATGTACGGCTATCTAGTTAGTGAGCAAGACAAACCTGAAGGATTATTTCACGTAACCCCAAGTCAGGTTACTCCGTAATTTTTTTTTCTTTAGTATCTTTAGTTACTATCATCACAACGCAACAAGCAACACGCTCACAACAGCCACAAAGACGGTAGACGCCCAACCAATTTTTAATCTTTTGTTTTTCTTAGACAACTTAACAACATCAGATTTCAACGCATCAATTTGCTCTCTTTGCAATTGTTGTATAGATACATTGTCATTCATTATATCTTCATAGATAGTTATGACAGAGTCTTTCACCAGCACTTGTCCATTGAGATTATTAATTACTGAGTCTTTAAGCGTTATTTCCGCCTCAGATAGAATCAACAAACTGTCACACTCATTTGCTCTTATAACCTTAGTTGCAATGAGCTTGAGTTCAGAGTTTGTATAGCATGTTATGGTATCATTACCAATTTGACCGTATAATACTGTCAAGTTCATGATTACCACTATGCTCAATAAAAATATACACCGAATCATATTTTGTTTTTATTCTAACTTTAGAGGATCTGACATCTTCAATTAAAGTTTGTAAAGAATCAATAGCGTGAATTTTTCTTTCGTTTTCATAATTTAAATCATGTATTGCTGTTGATTTAATCCGCACAGCTTGTAACAGTGAATCAATTTTTATTTGATCCGCTGTTACATCTGGCGTTTGGTATGTTTCAGAACAAGTTCTAAATATGAAAAGAAAGAGAACTATGCTTACTATAAGACAAATAAGTTTGAAAATAAAATTCAAGAAATTTTTGTCCTTTAGCATAGTTATTTAGATTCACCAGGTGCAAATCGTCTGAGAGTAGAAACACCTAGCATTGTTGCTGAAAAAATTAGCAATGAATCAAACATTGCGTTATTGATGTCATAGAAATGAAAACCGTCCACAACAAAAGCTATAAAAGCTAAAAGTGAACCAATCATTCCTGTTACTTTTTTTGATGAATATTTCTTATCTTTAGGATTCTCCATCAAAATATCTTTAAAAAACTTCATAATAATTAAGATTTTAGTTAAACAAATATAACATTTTAAATTTAAAGCATGCAAAGAGATAAAATCCTAAAACAAATGGAAGTGTTTGATACTGTGGCACAAACAGGTCTAACAATGAGTGAATATTACCTACTTGCATCCATTTTTAACTACACTAAACCAATCACAGGAAATGTAAGTGTCTTATTGAAAAGACTAATTCAGAAAGAATGGGTAGTTATGGAAAAGGTAGAGTATGGATCTAATGCAATTATACAGCAAAAAGGATTAGATCTTATTAAGAAAATAGAAAAGCTATTTATAGCTAAGAAAGCAAAGAGTGCATTATTATTAATGGACAAAAACTATAAAGAAAACATAATTAAGTACAAAGAAATGTTTCCAAAGCTTAAATTACCCAGTGGTAAAGCAGCTAGATCTGCATACGGTAATTTAGAAAAGAACTTCAGATGGTTTTTTGAGAATCATGACTTTACATGGGATGATATATTCAAAGCAACAGCTATGTATATAAATGAACATCAGAAAAACAATTGGAAATACATGAGAACATCTCAGTACTTTATAAGAAAAGATAATTTAAGTGACCTAGCTGACATGTGTGATAACATTAAGAATGATGGTTACAAAGAAAAAGAACATATTATTAAAACAAAAGTCGTATGATAACAAGAGCAGCATATAATCGCACCCATAGAATTATACTTAGTATTTTACTGAGTATGTTAGCATGGTGCGCAATAAGATTTTTTATAGTAGAGATAAGCATTTTCCAGTATTTATTCATAGAAATAATTGTGGGAATTGGGCATTTTTTTACTAACTTTATAAGACAAAAAGCTGGTATTGAAAGAGAAACCAGTTAAACCAACAACCTTATGAACATACAAGATTATTGGAGTAGTCAGAAGTCTGCATATAAAGAAGCTTTACAATATATACATGGAAGAAAAACAGGTGTAATCACTAGCTTCAAAACTCCTTGGCCAAAAATGAATGACGCAGGTGTCAACGGATTTGAATGGCATTCAATGACGGTAATAGGAGGAAGACCTGGAACAGGTAAAACGTTAATCAAAGATCAGATCGTAAGAGAAGCTTTTGAGAGAAACAAAGGACAGAATATTAGAATATTAGAATTTCAATTAGAGATGGTTGCAAGAGCATCAAAAGTTAGAGAATTTAGTTCTGTCCTTGGTAAACCATATAAATATGTATGTAGTGCATATAGAGATGACATTATCTCAGATGAAGATATGACTAAGCTATATAATCATGCTAAGAAAGCAGTAGATATAAATAATAACCCAGTTGATATTGTAGAGAAAGCAATAACTGCAGATCAATTTGGAAGTATTGTCCAAGCTTACATGGAAGAACATGCAACAGAAGTTAATGGAGAAAAAGTTTATACAAATACTGTAATAACATTAGACCATTCATATTTAATTCAGGAAGATAAAAAGAAACAAAAAAGTAAAACAGATATGTTATATAGATTAGGAGAAGTCCTAACCTTGTTAAAAAGAAAGTATCCTATTGCTTTTATTATTTTGTCACAGTTAGGTAGACATGTGGAAACACCAGAGAGAAATGAAAATGGTAAGTATGGTAATTACATATTAGAAACAGATATACTAGGTGGAGATGCTTTGTATCAACATGCAGATATATGTATTGGTTTAAACAGACCAGCTAATAAGTTTATAGAGTACTATGGACCTGAAAGATTTATAATCAAAGATGATTCTGTTTTGGTAGCACATTTTCTCAAGTGTAGAAATGGAGACACAAGAATGAGTTTCTTTGAAGCACAGTTTGATAAGATGTCAATACAAGAAATGGAAACACCTCCAACACAACAAAAAAGAGTTTCAACATCGTAAATAAAAGAAAATGATTAGCACAAAAGATTTAGATGGTGGTAACAAGAAGCTGTCTAAAAGAGAAAAAATTTTAAAACTTAAAGAGCACCATGAGAAACTTTTTAAAAAAGAAAATGTAAATAATCCTAAGTTTATTCCTAGGATGGCGTATCAAAATGAAGGAGAACTTATTGTAGGATTCTATCCTTCAGAAGCTAGAGGAGAGGTTGATATTTATACAGAGTTTTGCAGTAGAGACTATGATCCAGAAGATCCTGACAGAACTTTATATAAGTGGATATACAATCCAAATTATGCAGAAGAATATAGACACTCTGATCCTCATCCAACAACAGGAGATAAGAGATTCTTAGTTCCAGTAGATGAATTAGTAAATGTAACAGAGCTCCATAAAGATGGAGATATTATGTCAAAGATTGAAACATTTGACAGTATACCTGATCAAAATTCTGATTTACCTATAGATGCATTAACTATACGTGACTTCGCTGCAATTATGTGGCAAAAACCTGTTAGTCATAAAGCATGGCTAAATGAATTAATAAAATCAATTTAAAAAAATGAGTATTAAATTACCTACAAAGAAAGTTAAGGCTACACATCAAAGTCCTAATAATCTTATCATTTTTTCTAAACCAAAAGTTGGCAAGTCTTCTCTACTAGCAGAGCTAGAAGATTGCTTATTACTTGACTTAGAAAACGGTTCTGATTATGTAGACGCTTTGAAAGTTAAAGCCTCAAGTATTGAAGAAATTAAAGAAATCGGAGAAGAAATTAAGAAAGCAGAATATCCATACAAATACATTGCCGTGGATACTATTACTGCATTAGAGGAAAAATGTATTCCTTTTGCAGAGAAAATCTATTCTAGAAAACCTATGGGTAAATCATGGTTTAAAAGAGATGCTAATGGAAACCTTACCAAAGACTCAGGTAAAATGCAGTATGGAAATATATTGAACTTACCAAATGGTGCTGGTTATGCATACCTCAGAGAAGCAATGACTAAAACTATAGAGTATATTAAAACTTTAGCTCCAAGAATTATATTAGTTGGACATATAAAAGATGTGATGCTAGAGAAAGCAGGTGCTGAATTTACAGCAAGTGACCTAGACCTTACAGGTAAAATCAAAAGAATTATGACATCTCAGTCAGATGCTGTTGGTTACTTGTATAGAAAAGGAAATACAAACATATTAAGCTTTGCTACAAATGATTCGGTAGCATGTGGTGCAAGACCTGCTCATTTGAGAAACAAAGAAATAGTTCTAAGTGAACTTAAAGATGATAACTTTACAACCCATTGGGATAAAGTATATATAGATTAATTCAAATTTTTAAAACAAATTAAAGTATGTTAAGTACAAAAGACGTAGTAGAAAACCAAGGCGGTGGTCTACCAAAAACAATCACTCCAGGAAAAAATACACTAAAAATTAACAGTATTGAACTAAAAAGATTTCCATTTATGGAAAGTGACAATGGATATTTTCTGTTCTTGAACACAGAAACAAAACCTATTGACGGCTTTGAAGGTTTTCTTATTGATGTAAATGATGAATCAAAAGGAAGATACAAAGGTCAGATTGGTCAAATAAAAACTAATAGATATTTCTACAAAGATGGAGAAACCAAAAGTGGTATCAAAGTAAGTAGAGATATGGAGATACTTAAACAACTAAAGACTTTATGTAAAGCATCAGGTTGTTTAGATTGGTTTACAAACGCAGATGGTAAATATGAAACCATTGAAGATTTTGTTGAAGGCTTTAACAATGACAAACCATTTGAAGATATATATTTTGATATTGTTGTTGCAGGTAAAGAATTTGAAAGACAAAAAAGTGCTTATGTAGGTTATGATTTATTTCTACCTAAAGGACAGAAAGGTAAAGTAGTTATGGAAAAAGCTGAATCTTCAAACAGTAAACTATTAGAGTTTGATGAAGATAAAATGTGGATTAAATTACAACCTAAAGATCTAGATAACGGTTTTGATGATGGAGGTAATGCTATTGCAAATGCTCCTGAATTTGATCTATAATTCACACTATTAATTGTGGGGCTCATTAGTGGGCTTCCTTAGTGTTTTTTAATTAAAGAGGGATGTAAAAGTCCCTCTTTTTTATTAAGATGTGTTATGATAAGAACAAGACAGTTAGTATCTGATTTAAATGAAGTTCCAGTAACGTGGATATTTGAAACATATTTAAATCTTACAGAAAAATTAGATGGGCAAGATATAAAAATGCGTTCTATATTTAGTGGCAAAGATAAAGACCCGTCAATGTTTGTTTATTTTAAAGATGGAAAATATAAGTTTAAAGATTTTTCATCAGGCTTGCAGGGCGATCATATGACATTAGTCCAGAAGCTATTTAACATAAAATTTGGAGAGGCTGCTATTAAAGTTATAAGTGACTATAACACATTCTTATTATACAATAAGCAATACACAGTAACCAAATTCAAAGTAAGAGATAAATATAAAGTAGCTTCAGTAGAAAACAGAACATGGACATCGTTTGATAAAGAATATTGGAATAAGTACAAGATTAGTTCTAAGCTATTAGAACTATACAATGTCAAACCTATACACAAATTTACATTACAAAAAGATGATAATTATATTGAGATATCAGGATTAAGAATGTATGGGTATTACAGATCTAATGGAGATTTGTATAAGATATATCAACCAATGTCAGATAAAAGATTTTTTAAAGTTAAGGATTATATACAGGGTACGGATCAGCTTACATATAAAGCAAAGTATTTAGTTATATGTAGTTCTATGAAAGACCTTCTCACTTTCTATAAATTAGGGTTCACAAATGCGGAATGCATAGCACCAGATAGTGAGAATACAATGATTGGAACTAACGTAATTGAAAAACTTAAACAGAAATACAAAGCTATATGTACTCTGTTTGACAATGATGAAGCAGGTGTTAAAGCTATGCTTAAGTATAAAGAAAAGTATGATATACCTTTTGCTCATTTAAAGTTAGAGAAAGATTTATCAGATTGTGTGGAGTCCCACGGATTACGTACAACCAGAGAACATCTATATCCAATATTAACTAGAGCATTAACAGGAACAATAAAGCATTTACCATGAGATTAAAAGATAAAGTAAGGAAAGAATTCTATAGATGGCAGATTGAAATTGCTCACGGCAAAACAATTCCATTTAAAGAAAATATGATTCCTGAGAATGCTGTAGGATTTGTTTATGTAATGAACTATATAGGAGATGATGGTCAAATGTATTCTTATATAGGTAAGAAGAACTTTTTTAGCAGAAGAAAAAAGAAGTTTGGAAAGAAGAAGTTAGCTGCTATGACAGACAAAAGAGCTAAGAAGTATGAGATAGTCGTTAAACCTGACTATGAAAATTACTTTAGTAGCAATGTAGAAATAAAGAAAGCATATAAAGAAGGTAGATTAATATATAGAACTATTCTTAAGATATGCTTTACAAAAACACAATTAACTTATCAAGAAGCAAAGCATCAATTTATGTATGAGGTTCTTGAGAAAGATAATTATTTAAACGGAAACATTTTAGGAAGATTTTATAAAGGAAAAGTATGAACATAGAACAAATAAAAATTATAAACAAGTTAGTAGAAAATGGCACTTATTTAATAGGATGTCAATATTCAGGTGGAGGAGATAGCGGTTGCATAGAAAATATATTTTGTATCAATAACAAAACAGATAAAGATATTGCTGATGCCTGGTTAGATTTTTTTAGAACAGGTAACATAGGAGACTTAACTCCTTGGGATCATGTTGAATCAGAAGATGAATTAACTAAAGATGAATCTTATCAGATGGAAAATTTGTTTTACAGACATCTTAATAATATAGAAGATTGGTGGAATAATGATGGTGGTCAAGGGTTTATGGTTATGGAAATTCCTAGTTGTGAATTTAGAAACAATAATCAGACTCAATATACGGACACAGAGCACTTTGATCATAAAGGATCTTTTAATCTAAGTATTGATTAATGGCGCATCCTTTACAACATGCAAAATCCTCAGTAAGAAAATGGGGAGGAGTTACAGAAGATTATTTACAAATACATGAATGGTTTGACACAACTAAAGCTTGGTATGGTCATAGTAGACATAGACTGTTTAGACATCATAGTGAAGGTATTTTTGAATGTGAAAATGTATTTGGTAAATCTTTTGTAAACACGGATGGCAAAACAGTATATACAAGATATGTTGCAGAGCAGCATGTAAGAGAAGATTGCTATGGTTACATACCAACAGCAAAAGAGTGGATAGATAATATCCATAGTAAGAATCCTCCAGAATGGATGATTAGAACAGAAAAATTAGAAGATTAAAATGATAAAACCTTTTATAGATAAGCAAGCTGTACACGGTTACGGTTTAATACTAAACGGAGAAGATGATGAAGGAGTTAATTTAGTATTGGAAGCATTAACTCAAGCATCAAAAAATGATGATAATCTAGGTCAAATAATGTGGCTATTAAGATTTAAAAGTAAGAATATAAATTATCATAACCATCCTAAAGAACTGCTTAGGACAGTGAATGAAAAATGCAATCTTAAAATTAGTGATGAGGAGTTCTATAATATCTTATTTATAATAAGAAATATGGGATATGAGTCAATAATTGATACAGCAATAACTGATAAAAGTAGAGATGTCGTTATTGATTTATTACAAGATGAAGTAAACTCTATTTTTAAATTCAAGAAGATATCTGTAGATTTTAAACTAAAATATAATGAACAAAGCAAAACAGAGAGAGAGGTCAGAGAGCTTAGCTAAGACCTCTAAAAACTTAATGCTAAACGAGCCATTTTATGGTTTGTTATTAATGGCATTAAATAAATCATTTACAGATAAAGTTCCCACTGCAGGTGTTACCTTGAAAGGTATTAACTATGAGTTGTATATTAGCCCAGATTTTTGGGATAAGCTACATGCAGATAAAAGATATGGTCTATTGAAACATGAGCTATTGCATATTGCTTTCTTTCATTTAGTTAACTATGACAAGTATGAAAACAAGAAGCTATTAAATATAGCAATGGACATGGAAATTAATCAATATATAGATGAACAGTATCTTCCAAAAGGAGGAATACATCTATATGATTTTCAAGTTCAATATCCTACTTTAGACTTACCAGAAAGAGCAGGTACAAAGCATTACTATGATGAGCTTAGTAAAGTATGTAATAATGCAATATGTCCAGACAATCAAGAATGGCAATTTCCTGATGGAGATTCTACGCCAATACCAGGGCATGATTATGATGGGTCTGGTTTGAATGAAGCTGAACAAAAAATGGTTGAAGCTCAGACTAAACACATAGTAAATCAAGTAGCTGACCAAGTTAGAAAGAGCCGTGGTAATATACCAGGAGAAATGTCAGAGATTCTTAAAAGAATAAATCAGTTAGATCCACCTGTTGTAGATTGGCGAGGTTTTATGAGAAGGTTTGTTGGTAAATCTACTAAGACTTATACAAAAAAATCTAGAAGAAAATACAACAAAAGAACTCCTGATTTCCCAGGTCTTAAAATTAAGAGGCAAAAACATATACTTGCAGGTATAGATACTTCAGGTTCAGTAAATACATCAGAACTAAAAGAATTCTTGAATGAGTTACATCATATTAAGAAAACAGGAGCAGAGGTTACAGTTGTACAATGTGATACTGCAATATCACATATTGGAAAATTTGATCCTAAAAAAGATATAGAAATACACGGAAGAGGGGGTACAAGTTTTCAGCCTGTAATAGATTATTACAATGAAAATATGAATCAATACTCTTGTCTTATGTATTTTACAGATGGAGAAGCACATGCCCCGCAAAATGCAAGAGGGCATATATTATGGATAATATCTTCTAATGGTTCAGCCTATGAAGAATTTCCAGGTTTAATAATAAATATTGAAAACAAAAATTAAATGAATCAAGTTAGTCTAGACTCAGGGGAAATGAAAGGTTTCCTAAAACACATTATTGAAAACAATAGAGAAATACAAAAAGAAGGCAAGAAGCCTGTAGCTACAGAAGTAATTGGACCTTCAGGTCTTGGTAAGACTAGTGTCGCATTACAAATGGCAGAAGAATACAAATTAGATTTAGTAAAATTAAATCTAGCACAGATTGAGGAATTGGGTGATCTTGTAGGTTTTCCAGTAAGACAATTTCAAATGTGCAAAGAAGGAACAGAACCAGTTAAAAAAGAACCTGAGTTTGAAATTAAAACTGTAGAAAAGAAACTTCCTAACGGACAAGTAATAAAAGTTAAGAAGAAAGTTCTAATTGAAAACAATGAACAAGAAGATACATCTTGTCTATGGATAGATGAAAATGCTATAGACCAATATGGTAAGCAAGGATATATCTTCACAGGTAATAAGAGAATGTCGTATTGTCCACCAGAGTGGATTGCAGATAAAGATAATGGTGGTATACTAATGCTTGATGATTGGAACCGTGCAGACACAAGATTTATTCAAGCTGTTATGGAGCTAGTAGATAGACAAGAATATATTTCTTGGAAGCTACCAAAAGATTGGCATATTATTTTGACTGCTAATCCAGATGATGGAGAGTACATGGTTAATTCAATTGACGTTGCACAAAGAACAAGATTTGTTTCAGTCGTAATGAAATGGAATCATGAGCGTTGGGCAGAGTGGGCTGAGAAACAAGGAATAGATGGTAGATGTATAAATTTTGTATTGATGAATCCAGAAGTTGTCTGTGATAGAGTTAATCCAAGATCTATAACTACATTCTTTAATTGTATTAGTTCATTTAAAGCTTTTGAAAAAGAGCTGCCTATGATTCAGATGATTGGAGAAGGTTCTGTAGGAGGAGAAGTTGCAACATTATTTACAACGTTTATTAATAATCGTTTGGATAAGTTGGTAACACCAAAAGAAATTCTTGAAGAAGATGATAATCAAGTAGTTAAAACAAAACTTATGGATGCAATATGTGATGGACAAGGTGCAAGTAACTATAGAGCAGATATAGCAAGTGTATTAACTACTAGGTTTATAAACTATACTGTTAATTACGCTAACAAAAATTCAATAACTGATCAAATAATTAATAGAATTAAATTTCTAGTCAATGATCCAGACATCTTTACAAATGATTTGAAATATCACTTTGTAAAGAAGATTGTTAATGGTAATAAAACAAAGTTTGGTAAACTTTTATATGATTCAAAAGTTCAAGAATATATTACTAAGTAAAATTACAGGGGGGCTGCATAAGCCCCCTCATTCTAATTTTAAAATATGAATATAATAAAACAAGAAACATTAGTATTATTTTCTATTAAAGAAGATATACCTGAAATTAAAATATTACAAGGTTGTAAGTATGATCAGATGGCAGAATTAGTAAAAACTGTAGGAGAAAATAATTTAACTTTAGATAATAAAAAGATACATTTTATTAAAGGATGTAAAGTATCTAGGAATAAATTAGGTTATATAAATAGCACTAATGTAATTAGTATTAACAAAGCTGATTTAAGTGTACTACCATCTGAACCTGAGACATCAAAGACTATGACTGTGAATAAATTTATTCCAGCAGAATTAGATAACTTAAAGTATTGGTTAGATTCTTATAGGTATAATGACTACATGGATACAGAAGGATTTGACAAATTTGAAAATGCTAGAAGAAAAGTTTTAAATTGGTTAAATGCTGTAGATCCTAAATCGGTTAAGATTGGTATAGAACTTAGTACTTATAGATTTTGGAATAGAAGATCTCAAACGCGCTATACATATGCTAATACCTCTATGTCTAATTGTTGTGATGAAAATGCCACTCCAAGTCAACTCAATTGGTATAGAATACAATACTATAATAAATTATTATTGGAAGACAGAAGAGCTCTTACTTTTTATTCAGATATAAGTGCAGAATTCTATACAAAACCTCTTGTTAAAGAAGAAGATGTTTTAGTAGCACTCAATGCTAATAATATAGTAATTGATGAGGAAAAACTTGATGAGTTTAATGCATATGCAAATACTGGAGATTCTGAAAATGTAACTTTGTTAATAGAAATGATTGCTAATGTAAATCTAGAAAAATCTGGAGGAGCTATATTAGCACTAATGATAAAATGGAAAAATCTAATCTATGGAAATCAAGCCAGCAAACATGTAAATTTTGCTGGAGTGTTATCATATTTTGGTTTAACCAGGATACAATATAAACAGTTATCTCAAAGAACTATAGAAGATAACACAAAAGAAACAATATGGACAACAAAATTCAGACGACAGTACGCAGAAGCACTAGCTCAGATAGATTATTAGCAGATGATTTCCAATTTAGTTATAGTAGTATAAATAAACTTCTTAATGTTCCAATGATATTCCATAAAGAATATATATTGGGAGAAAGAGAAGTAAGTACTGAAAAGTACTTGTTAGAAGGAAGTTTAATTCATTATCTTCTATTAGATAATGAGTCATTTAATTCTAAGTATATAGTGACTAGTGATAAACTACCTAGTCCAACAAATATAGCAGTAGCAAAATATGTTTACAATAACGCTAGTAAGGGAAGTAGTCTTGAAGATAATGAAGATTTAATTCTTGAATGTTTAAAAGAATTAGATAAACATCAATCTTTAAAAGATACTAAAGATGGAACGGGAGATTCAAAGAGAATCAAAAAAATTGTAGAACCAAAAACTGAAGAGTATTACAACTTTCTTCAGTCTGCTGAAGGCAAAGAGATCATTGACTCTGAGATGCTTGACAAATGTTCAGCTCGTGTTGAAATAATAAAAGAGAATTATGAAATCATAAAGCTCTTAGGAATTGAAAAGTTTGTTGAAGATTATGATGATGTTAAATGTGAGTATCCATTAGCTATAGATAAGCTACCAGGGTATGACTTTGGACTAAAAGGTATACTTGATAATGTAACAGTTAAAACTACTGACGATAAAGTAGTCGTAACAATTAATGATTTCAAGACAACTAGTAAAGGTCTCACAAACTTTGTTGACACTGTAGAATATTATAGATATTGGTTACAAGCAGCAGTTTATGTTGAGCTCATTAAAGATACATTAAAGAATGAATATGGATCAGATTTAAAGTTTGAAATTAAATTTAATTTTATAGTCTTTGATAGCTTTGATCAGCTGTATGTATTTAATGTATCAGATGAAACGCTCAACAGTTGGATGATAAGATTGGTATATGAAGTTTTACCAGCTTTAGATTGGCATGCGAAGAATAATAGATATGATTTGCCGTATGACTTTGCAACAAAAACTGTATCTTTATAATATGAATATTAAAAAGTTACCAAAAAACTATATTCAAAAGAGTAGGATATTTATGTACCCATTACTCTCCATTAGGAGAGGCGTAAGCGTTGTTCCAAAAGACACATATATGTCTTGGGACAATGTTTATAAAGCTGAAGATTGCAAACTCATATGCAATTATCACATAAGAACAGACAGAGAATTTAAAATCTTTGAAGAAGTAAAGTTGCTAGGCAATGATTTATTTGAAGATTATTTTACATTAGAAGATGGTTCTTGTGTGTATGTATTTGATTTCAGCAAACACCAATCCCAACACCAATTAATTTTAGCAGGTCAATATTCTAAACTCAATACAAATTATAAAAAAGAAATACTGAATTTTTTCAAGAACAACATTTCTAATCATACAATGATTAAAAGCTACTTGTATCCAGATAAGTATTACAAGCAGTATGCTAAGTTGTATGATGTAACTCCTGAGTTATTAGCAGACGTTAAAGAACTATGTTCAAAGCCAGATTTTGAGAAAGAAACATTTAAGATTAAGAAAAAAAATCATATATTTGATAAAGATAAAACAGTAAACCAATGAAAAAAACGTCAACAAACTATGGACAAAATATGATGCTAATCAGCACATACTTGGGAAAAGGAAACACATGTAAGATGATTCCTGTCACAAATGATTGTCCATTTGCAGAAGTAATTTATGATCCTACTACAACATTACTTGTAGTAATTAGTAAAATACAGAAAGAAAATTTTCATATGACTGAAAGGTTAGATGATGATGGGAATCCAGTACAAGCTAAAAAACCTAAAATGAACGGTAAGCCGTATAAGGAAAAGCAAGTTGTAATGAAAACCTTTCAAGAATACTACATTCCAGAGTATGAAGAACAAGTTGACTTTCTAAAGCAGTTCGCAGTAAACTTTGAAACTTTTAAGTGGGATAAGTTTATTAGAAACATGAAAGATGAACCTATGCTTGACATAATGGAAAAAGAAAAACCAGCTCTAGTAGATGCGTCAGGTAAGGAATTATAAGTAAATAATCATATCATATCTATGGGGACCAAGTGTCCCCATTTTTATGCTTTAAACTTTAAGCTATGAGTCATTGGGTAATGGATTATGAAACAAATGTAAATTGCTTTCTTGGTGTATTTGAGCACTACAAAACAGATGAGACACACGTCTTTACCTGTGGCAAATTGCGTAATGACTTTGATAAGTTTATAGATTTCTTAGAAAGAAATATAGCTGAAAATTCTTATCATATATCATTCAACGGTTTGGCATTTGATGCTCAGATAACTCAATACATATTAGTAAACAAAGAAATGCTTGAACCTTTACCAGGTGAAGAGATTGCTAAGTTTATATATGCAAAAGCTCAAGACTGTATTAATAGATCAAGAAATAAAGAATTCCAAGAGTGGTATGACAAGACACTAAGCATCAGACAGATTGATGTGTTTAAACTAAATCACTGGGATAATAAAGCTAAAAGATCTAGTTTGAAATGGATTCAATGTGGTATGCGTTGGCATAATGTGCAAGACATGCCTATTGATCATACAGAAGAAATTAATACAGTTGAACAATTAAAGCAGATAGCAAGCTATTGTAGGAATGATGTTGCTAGTACTAAGAAGATTATGACAATCAGTGCAGGAGAAATTAAACTCCGCAAGATGCTTACTGAAAAACATAATATTCCATTAATGAGCGCATCTGAACCAAGGATTGCAAAAGAATTGTTTTTAAAAGCAATCGCTGCTAAAACAGGTATCAATAAGTATGAGCTCAAAGATTTAAGGACAAATAGAACTACAATCGTAGTAAAAGATCTAATATTAGATTATCTAAACTTTAATAGTCCTGAGTTTAAAAGACTTAAAGAAAAGTTTTCTAGTCTAAGGCTAGATGCTAATAACTTAAAAGGCAGCTTCCATGAAGTAGTAAAGTACCGGGGAGTGGAGATAAGTTTTGGGTTAGGTGGTGTTCACGGTGCAAAACGTGGGATCTATGAACCAGAAGAGTGGATGACTATTGTAAGTAGTGATGTAGTAAGTTATTATCCTAATCTTGCAATAAAGCAAAATTGGAATCCTGCTCATCTACCTAAGAGAGATTTCTGTGATCAGTATGAATGGTTTTTCAAAGAAAGAAAGAAGATACCTAAATCTAACCCGCAGAACTATGTATATAAAATTGTCTTGAACTCAGCCTATGGATTGAGTAATGATGAGAATAGTTTTTTGTACGACCCTGAGTTTACAATGAGAGTCACTATTAATGGTCAGTTAAGTCTAATGCTTTTGAGTGAGATGATCTGTGAAAACATTCCAGGTGCTGTACCAATCATGTACAATACTGATGGTGTAGAAACTATAATACCTAAAAAGTATTATGATAAGTATGTAGAGATATGCAATAAGTGGGAAGAAATAACCAAGCTATCTTTAGAACACGATACATATCAGAAGCTAATGGTTCCTGATTGTAATAATTACATAGGTGTTTTTGACAAGAAGGAAATACATAAAGATGTATATGATAAGCTAATTACAAAACAGACTTTTGATTTACTTACAGAAAGTGAAGGTAAATATTACCTGAACCCTGTTAAGTTAAAGGGTCGTTTTGAAATAGATAAGAAGCTGCATAAAAACTGTGGCTACAGAGTTGTTGCAGAAGGTTTGTATAATTTCTTTGTTAAAGGAATAGAACCTGAAGTAACCATTAAGAACAATCGTAATATTTTGGATTACTGTGGACAAGTAAAGATTAAAGGAGACTGGACGTTTTATGCATTAAGTGTAGAGCAAGGAGACTTTAAGAAAGAAAAGCTACAGAAAACCAACAGATACCTTGTCACAAACAAGGGTGTCAAAATTGTAAAGATTAACAATACTGATAATAGAGAAATACAAGTTGAGGCAGGCATTTGGCTTCAAACTATATTTAATCAGTATGAAGAAAAAAGTTGGGAGCTCTATGACATTAATGAACAATATTATCTCCAAAGAATTAAGAAAGAGATAAAAGATATGAGCCCTGAACTGTTTATAAACCAATATAAAATATTTTAACATGCCAAAGAAAGCTGGGTTTAAAACCTATAATGATTTAATTAATGCGCCAATACCTGCTCAAACAAAAACATACAGACCCGTTGAACATCAATGGGTTATTGATAATATTCAGAGCACACTAGAGCAAGCAGGCTATGAGATTACAGAAAGTATTTACAGAGGTAATGATGAATGTACACAAGTCTATGGCTATTATACATTTAGAATTAAAGATGAAAATTTTGTAGAAGGAGAAGATGAACAAATAGACGGTGTATATGCATTTCAAAATTCATATGACAAGACTATGAAGTTCAGAGGAAGTGCGGGTGCAAAGTTAGATAACGGTGCTATTATTTTAACAGATAGCACAGACTATACTAGAAAACATACAGGTGCAGCACTGCCAAACATTTTGAACTATATTCATACTCAAGTAGCTAACATTAGATTAGCTTATTTCCATGCAAAGAATATAAGAACAGACTTTAAAGATATTAATCTAACTAAAGCTGAAGTTGGTAGAGCTATTGGAGAAATGACAATATATAAAATACTATCTCCTGATCAGAGCACTAAGTTTTATCAAGAGTGGAGAGGTTGTGCGGGTAGCCTATGGGATGTATTTAAAGTAGTTACTTTAGTATTACAAAACATAGCACCACGACAATGGATGGATACGCAATTCAACGCGTATAATTTTATATTAGGAATGGAAGTAGCTACTGCATCTATACAAGATGGATTTGATAATACAACAATTGATGATCCTGATGATTTAATAAGTCTAAATAGTAATGAAGAATATAAAGATCCCAACCAGGTAGATTTAGAAGATTCTATTGCAGCAGTTGAAGCTGATGATACAGTAGTTGATCCAATAGAAGATCCAATAGCTGATGAAAAACATGCAGAATTTCTTGCTGATCAAGAAATGCAAGAGATGAAAACTGAAGAAGCAATTAAAGAAAGAGATGAAGAAGATGAATCACCAGTATGGGATGAGGATCAAATTGCAGAACGCATAAGAGAAGATGAAGAAGCCATAGCACAAGTATGTGATGAAAAATATACGACAACTTACTTACCAAAAGATGACTTTTGTTTTGCTGAAGTAGGAGATGCTGTAGAAGTAGATGGATTGTACTATGAGCTTAAAGGATCTGATGTAGTGGAAGGTGAGGAGTTCTGGTTAGCCAAACAAATAGTTGAAGAACCAGAGCAACCTGAACTAGACATAGAATTAGATGTGCCAGAAATCCAATTACCAATTCAAGATAATACAATACAAGACACCATTACAACACCATCAAGTGCAATGGAAGATCTTGCAGTAAAGCAAATTATTAAAGAAGAGATCGCTGATGTTTATGGACAAGAACAAGAGTTCACCTATGAACAAAGTGAAAACAAGTATGTAATCAAACTTGATAGCGGTGCTATCTTTAAGTTAGATACTACATATATTGATTCTAAGAAGCTAGACTAAGCAAGCTAAAAACAAACCTATAATACCCTCCTTTATCTTTAAAGTCGAGTTTATGCTAAGGGAGGGTTGTAGGTTAAATCTAAAAGTTATGGGCTATATGAAAAGAGCAATGTTGGACATGGTCAACATGGGCATGAAACCAACAAATGACAATTTAGAGAAATATTTGAAAATCAAAAGAAAACAAGCAGAAAAAAATGGGACAACAATCAGAGAAGAAATCATTGGGAAGCCTCAAGGCAACCTGGAAAAGAGTGGAGAACCCACCAAATCCTAGAGAAGGAGAATGTTTTACACATATGATATTTAAACATCATAGTTTAAATATAGGAGATTTACATGAGTATGATGTAGATTATCCTAATAATACATGGGATGATATCGCTGATCAAATAAATAAAAAACATGGCGTTGCTTTAATAACTCTGAAACCAGTTTATATTAAAGACAATGACCAAAGTCCTACGCGGTTTTCTTTGCATCCATTTCCAGATCAATGGGATACAACCTGTTTAGGTTTTATTTACATGACTATAGATAATGTTACTGATTTAGGTATAACATCTGATTCATATAACTATGTAGAAGGAATAGAGGAAACCTTGCTAATGGAATTAAAAACATATGAAGATTATTTAAATGGAGAATACTATAATGTAGATCTTGAATTTAATGATTATGAAATATATCTTAGTGGATTTAAAACTAAGAATAGATTTATTCCTAAGCATGAGTTAGACTCGTGGATAAGAAATGAATGGAAAGGGTAGGCTTCTACCCTTTTTTTTTCTTCAAGCACAGCATGAATTAAAAGTTTTTTTGTATATTATAGTATAACCATAATTAATAAAAAAAATGCCAAGCATAGACGACTTAAAAAAAGACATTGAAAGTAAGTACGGTACTAAAAGATATAACCAACTTAGTAAACAAGAAAAAAAGGATTTAGATAATGACATTAATATCCTTGAAGGAGCAATAGCAAAAGAACTTAAGATTGAAAGAGCTAATGCTGAAAAAGTAGAGGACTTAAAAGATATTCCTGTTAGCACATTAATAAGAGAAACAGGTGATGGTCGCCCAGCTCTTATGGCACACATTAACTCATTAGCTAGACGTATTGAAGCATTAGAAAGATTAAATGAAGAATTTGATGGTATTGCTAAACCAGTTAAAGATCCTAATACAAGTGAATATATGGACGCTAAACTTGAAAGTCCGTTGAGATCTGTAGCTACTGTTAGTGATATAGCTGCTGATGAAGAATTCGTAGTTGCTAAGAAGAAAGCTTAATGGAAGAACTTCTTGAGCAAATCGCTAAACTTGAAGAAAGTCTTACCGGTGACATGATGAAGGATATGGAAATTAGAGATAAGATCCATAACCTTCAAATGAAAGTCAACGGAACAAAACCTGTAGATACACATATTGATTGTGTAGGTTGTGGTTCATAATTTCTAAAGACCTTTGGGAGAGTAAAGCTAAATATGGTTAAAGCCCATTGCCAATGACAAATAGTTAAATGTCTTTAGAAACTTTAAAAGCCTTGAATTATCAAGGCTTTTTTTATCTCCTTGCTTTTGCTTGGTATGCTTGGAAGTTTTCTATTGCTAGTGCTGGATCTACAGATGTACCTGTTATACCAAACATCTTAGCTGTATGGTTGATCCATTTAGACCCACCTTTCTTTTGCCAAGAGTATGGACCAACATCTCTAGAGTAAGCTGCTCTTTCATCACCAGTAATAGTATACTTAAGGTCATCTAGTATTGTAATATAAGAATCTGTAGTAGGACCAAATGCAACTGATTTTAAATCTAATAGTGAATTATACTGTTTTAAACCTCCAGTAAAGAAGTTAAACTGCTCATTCTCTGAACGTACTTGCATCATTAAATGTAGAGCATGAACCTGAGCCCATCCTGCTGCATTGAAATCATCACTACCAAATGGACCACCTTCTAGCTTACGTAGTTTTTTGATTCTGTCTTCATCGTCATCATCCCATCCAAACACTAATCCCATAAGCAAGCTGATAGTTACAAGCATTCCAATTTCACTAGCAAATTGTAGCATTGCTGCTTTCTCTTCTGGTAACATGTAGTTTACATGTTCTCCTCCACTCTTTATAATATCCTTTAATGTTTCTAATGTTTGCATATAGAATCCCATTTCAGCATTACCTCTACCTGGATTTACTCGCTTTCTAGGATCTAAGAAACTACCTGCAAATCCCATACGTTTCGTAGCCATTGCAGTAAAATATCTTCTCATGTAAGATATAAATCTAAAAGCCAAGTAACGTTGTGCTTCAGGTTGATCAAACTCAGCGTAAGCACCACCCATATCATTTTGAACTTGCTGAACTCTGTTCTTCATGAATTTAAATTCAGTGTTCTCAATTTTAAATGATCCTTGTTTTTCAATTAATGCATCATACTTTGCATTGATTGTATCAATTTCTTGTAATGCTAATGTTCTATCTGCAGGATCTTTTTTACCTTTAAGACCTACTTGTTCTATATCAAAAGCCCTACTTTCATTTATCTCTTTAATTCTGTCAAGCTTATCAGCTATAGTCATTCCACCAAGAGCTTTTGTAATTACATCTTCAGTAGTATTATACTTAGCAGCTAAACCGGCAAGAGTATCTGTTTCTTTTACCACCTCACTAACAGGCAATCTACCATATCTAACATCTACTCCTTCTTTTAATCGTATCTGATTGTCAACAGTTTCCCATGCATCAATGTAGCTTATCTCTTTAGTCTCACCGTTAATCGTTTGTTTAACCTTCATCTTATACATCATCCCTGCAAAAAGCTGAGCACCTGCTTGTTTCTCCACCCATTTTCTAAATGAGTACAACCAACTACCACTAGCTGCATCTTTAGCAAATGTTCTAGACATAGACTCACCAAAGTTTTGTTCAAATAATTGTTGAGGATCAAATATTTCTACTAGCTGTATCATATGATCTTTAGCACCTTGATTATACAACTGTCCACCAAAGCTAAGCTTGCCCATCATTTTGTATGCCCAAGCATTACCTTTTTGTAGACTAAGATGATCTACAAATTCTCCACCAGATGCAAACATCATAGCGTTAAACTTCATACCTAAAGAGTTCTTAAGTGCTGAAGGAACATTCAATGCAAAGAAAGAAAATGAAGCACGCTTAAATAATACATTAGAAATGTTATTAATCATTGCACTATCAGAACCCCATCCTTTCATTTTTATTCCTTCAAACTCCCGCTCTATTAAATTATTAATAGCATTTAGCCTGACATTTTTACTCTCAGGAGTTTTAAACCTTGCAGTAATTCTTGCTAAGAAATTTCTTTTATTCATTTCATCAGCATCATCATCACCTTGTATTGCTCCTTTCTCTGTAGTATTTTTAGCAGCAGAAGTTTTTACAGTAGATTGAATAGCTTTTACTGCAGGAGAAATAGATATTAATTGTTTCTGGCGTTCAAGAGACATCATATATCTCATCATACCAAGAACAACATCACCTGATACATCATCAATATCAATGTCAAATAATCCAGATACAGGAACTTTAGTTTGATCATCATCAAACATATCAGCTCTTACAATATTCATACGAGCATCATAATTCATACCTAGTGCTTCAGCATCATCTTCAGCTCCATAGAAAAACTCTTTAATTCTTTTAAGCATATATTGCCACCAGTTAGCAGCCTTATCAGTTGTTTTTCCTAGTGTAGTTGATTGAAGAACTTCTAAATTACTTTTTCTATACCTAGGCATTTGTAAATAGAGTTTACTATTATAGTCAGCACCTTCTTGATTTATTAAGTGATATCTTTTAAGTTTTTCTAGTAGTCTAAATTCAGCACTATCTTTATCTAGATTCTCATATTCCTCATTCATGAAGATAAAAGCATCTTCTTCTGAAACTTTACCCATAGCAACCATTTGCTCCATCTGTTGCCTAGTCTTTGGAAGAAAGTTACCCTGGTTATCAACTGTACTACCTACAACTTTAGGAGTTCTATACTTACGTTTTACAGTTCTATTATAATACTGCATAACAGGAAGTCCATCTAACTGATCAGCATATTCACCATTACTATCGTATATAACATGACTTTCAAGTAAATCTTTATTACGTGGTAGTACAACATTCCAAGCATATCCTCGCTTGTAAGTTATGACAGTTTCAAATCCTTTACCTTTTTTTCTAGGAACTTGGCGTTCTGTTCTAATATGATTGTTGTCAAACCACTCTCTAAACTCTGGACTTTGTTCTCTGAAGTTTTCTACAATCTCAGGTTCAAGTATAAAGTCAGCAGTAGTTGGAGTGATGTTTGTAAACTCCTTACCATATTGATCTTTTAACATAGTGATATCCATCTTAGATAGATAGTTATTTACAACGTCAGTATAAAAAACAGTAGAGATGTTTGTAGATAATTCTCTTAGTTCTGCATATGCAGCATCTAAATCAAGTCTAGCACTATCAGATAAACGTTGACTTTTCTTTTTAGCCATAAGACGTTGCATCTCTCCTTTCTCTTGAGTAGTAAGATTCTTTTTTCTTTTAAATAAATCAGATAATCTTTCAGCATCTTTTTTGCTAAGACCAGAAGGTCTAACCTGTCTGTTTCTAATCTCCTCTAATTGCTTTTCTAATTTGTTAACTTCTGCCAAAGCAGCAGGATCCATTTGAGTAGCATCAACTTGGTTGCTGTTATCTCTAAAGGGACTAGTTAATTCTATTATCCTTTCCCAAACTTCTGTCTGATCATACTCAAGTCTTTCATCTTTAGGAAGAACACTTAATATCTCTTTAATCCTATCTAGTATTGCTTGACGTTCCTCATAGAATTCAGGTTTAATAGCAAACCTAGTACGGTCATTTTTCCATTGTTGTATTCTATTGGCTTTTTCTAACTCACTTAAGCTAGAATCATTCATTACCTCTTCTTTGAAATCAAAGTATTCTTTTTCAAGAACACCTTTTCTAATTCTATTCTCATAGAACTGACTTGAATAGTTTCTCACTTCTCTAAGACGTGCAGCAATTTGAGCATCTTCTCCAGACTTCATGTTACCATTTAAGTCATATCTACTGTGCATTAATCTCCACTCCCTCCACTTCAATGCTATTTCATCTTCTATACCAGCAATATCACCAATCATACCAGATTTTTTACTCAGAGCATTTAGCTCATCATAAAACTGATCACGTTGCTGTTTAGCTTTCCTTCCTATCTCATCTTGAAAGAAATCATCCCTAGCATAAAATTCATCTACATATTCTTGATTAAAGTAAGTACTCAAGAAAGCCTGCAGTTCTAACTTAGCTTGAACCATTGCAGCTTGAGTAGCAGGGTTCTGATTTGCTTTATATTCTTCTACAGCATCTGCAACTGCTGCTTCCTTTTCACTTCTAGCAGCTTGATAGTCCCTAAAAGGATTAAGAAACGTTAGAACCTCTTTAGTCTCTAGTTCCCCTGTGTCACGGTTCCTCACAACAACTTTATCTCTAAAGCCTAAACGATTCCCAAGTTCCCCAATGTTACGTGGGTTGTAACCTGCGTCCTTTAGGTCCTGCCGTATGTCCTCACTAAAGGCATTAAATTTTTGCTGTGTTACTATCATCACATCGTTCACTGCGTTCTTAACATACAATGCCAATCCACCAACAATCGGGTCTGTACTATACAAATAACCCTCCAAGTAATTATTATACCAGTTAGCATCTTTCATTTGACTATCTAGTAACAGTTCTATCTTCTCCTTAGTTAGAGATATACCATTCATACTCTTCTTAGTCAGCTCCTTTAGTACTTTTTGATCCTGTATAGTTAGTAATCCAGCCTTCTGCTTGTTTGCTAAGCGGTTAAAATTCTCCCACTCGTCTTTATTCATACCGTGGAAATCTCTATAGACTTTATTTATTCTTTCTATAGGAGCATTCTTACTCTCAAGGTAAGCAATGTCTTCATCAAACTTCTGCTGTAGACCACGCTTCATAGGCTCTAATTGAGTATATATAGCATCTCTAGCTCCATTGGCATACATCTTATCAATTACCTTTCTAGATCTTGTGATATTTAGATTGATATCAGCTACCAAGCCACCAAGTTCAGAGCGAGCAGATATGTTATTCTCAGGATCACTCATCACATCGTTAACCAATTCCATAAAAGAACCCCATCCTTCAATCAATTGATTATAGTAATAAGACTTATGCATAAGCTCTTGAGTATCTTTTTGATTTTGCATATCAAGTAAATGCTCAGTAACATTCGCTAATACCTCTTCTAATTTTAAAAGACTATCTACAAATGCTCTTACTCGCTTATCGCTCTCTTGTAAGTCAGCAACTAAAGTCTCAGCTCTACCTTTAACAGATGTTTGCCACTTAGCTAGATTTGCCCTAATAGCATCAAGATCACCACGTTCATACACTGGATCTTTTAAAAGCTTAGCAATTTCAATGTAATTCTCATCGTTAATTAGTTTACTGATCTGTCCTACAGTAGCATCATAGAATATGTTAATTACAGATTGTAGTTTCTCTTTCTTAATCTCATTTACGTCATTAAAGATTTGATCGTTCACGTCAGTATTATATCGTGCAAATGAATTCTCGTCTAGTACTTGAGTGTTGATTTTAATCTTACCACCAGATTGTAAAATCTCCGCTAGTTCATTCATACTAGTATTGGCATCAATTTTGGATATTTTAATATCTTGTCCAAAAATTCTTCTACCAAGTTGTTTAATAGCATACAGGATATTATTAATCACTCTAGAAAATAAACTGTTCGGTTTTAAGTTTTGTTGTTCTACAACACCAACAGCAGCTAATGCTCGTACAAGACTCTCTGCTTTTTGATATTTCTCAGATAGTTTTCCATCTGTTTTTTTAACAGTAGCAATGATCTCTCTACCCTGTTCAGTTCGCTCTAGTTGATTGTATAGATTATCAAATAACTGAGGATTCTCAATTGCTATTGACTCAATAAACGGATGAGCAAACTCATGAAGAACATTATCGGTAGTCATTCTATCCTGTACAAAATAAACCTTATCACCTAGAAAGAATGCAGGTTGACCGCTGTACGGATTGACAGTGTTAGCAGTTAATTGTCTCGCCTCATTCTCGCTAATTGTCTGCCATTCAATATTAAGAGATTCAGATAGCTTACTAGCCAATTCCATCGCTTTGCCTTTCTTTAAAGCATTAGTATCAATATGAGAATTAGTACCATCAGCATCCTTTTGATTGCTAGTAGCATATATAACATCTTGGAAAGATGGGTTCTCAAGTCTTAATCTATTGACTGCTTCTTTTGGTTCAGACGCTCTCTCTAAAAGCTTTGCATTAACTTCTTTTGGTGTTCTAATTTGACCACCTGTTTCCATAAAATCTCTATAAGCTTCTAGTTGACCTACAGCCTTTACTAGTGTTTTCCACTCTGGAAGGTTTATATTTGGGCAAGATGCTGACATAATTTAACTTTTACATAATTTAATAAAATCTAATACTGCTTGATCGGACTTCTGTGTTAATTCTACTTCAGTTACATTTTGTGGATTTTGGTATTCAACTACTTCACTACCTGTAGCAGTTGCATTATATCCAGGATTAATATAACCAAATGTATCAAATAATTTCTTAGATAAGAACAACCAAGTTTGCAATCCTAGTTTTTGATTAGTATTAGGCATTTGATTTAGCATGTCCATACCATAACCTTCAGGATTAAATTCAAGTGGTCCACCCATTTCAGCAATAGCATCTATTCTATCTGATATAGCTTTTGCTATATTTGGATCTACACCCATTACAAATTCTTCAGGGTTTGCATTTCTTAATTGAGCAACAACTTCAACTAACGCTGTAGGATGCATTCCTTTACCTCTTGACTCTAGCTTGCCTGCATACAATAAAGTAGCACCATCTAGTTTACCTTGTTCTATTTGTTCTAGTATCCACTTTCTTTGAGGAGCTCTTACGTTTTGGAATTTGTTTCCTAGCAACCACTCTTTATAATTCTCAACAGCTGTACCTACATCAGTAGTTTTAATAGTTTGATTAACACCAGATGCACTCCAAGGATTTCCAAAGTTCTTAACTCCAGTTTTATCATTCTTGGTACGCATAGTATTTACCATAGTCTTACCACCAACTTTAGTATATACAGGTGCAGACTCTAAATCACCAGACCATTCTCTACTAAGATCAATTGTAGGAATTCCTTTAGCTATTTTAATATCTCTAATAGTATTAGGAAATGCTCTGCCAGGTTCTATCTTAAAAGTCATTTTGGTTGGAATAGACATAGCTCCTTTCTCAGTTATAAGAACTTCATCTATTGTTCTAGTGCCAGGTTTATCATTTATATCTAAAGAACCATTGACTAACATAGTACCAAAAGGTTCGTACTTTTCAATCATTTGCCTTTTATCAGTAAAATTAGGATACTCTGTAAACTTAGCATTAGGTCCTGCTTTTACATAAGTAGCTTTAAGACCAACTTGATTACCAAATGGTTTTGATTGAGTATTTGCAGGTCCAAAAGTTGCTTCATATAAATCTCTAATTGCTTCTATAGACTGTGTCGTCATGTTAGATACCTTAGTTCCGCCATCTTGTCTGCTTCCTATACCCGCAAAGTTCTCAGTAAGTGTAGGAACTTCATCTAATTCAATTGGTTTATTAGATGCTTCTTTTAATAATAAGAACCAACGGTTAGTTTTAAGATCGTAAACATAAACAGGTTTATTATTTTCAAATGCCATAGCTGCAGCCCATCCAGTACCACCTTCTACAATAACAGATTTTTTCCAATCTTCTAGAGGAGCTATCGCATATACAGCATCTGAGTTTTTAACTTGGAACCAGTTCCTAGCAAGCTTAGCTATAGTTTCTTTTTTTCTTGGATTTTTTCCAAGAATTTTTGCAGCTTTTCTCATCTCCACAACTCCTTCTTGAAACTCATCTTCGTTTAACTCTCTATTCCCTAATGGTGTTTTTTCATTATACCAATAATGTACATGTCTTGTTTGACCAAATTCTTTACCTATTTTATCAAACATACTATCTGCACCAATTGCACCACCAGAATGATTAGTATATCTGTCTGGGTATACTTTAGGCTTATCTGTTTGAGTAGCCATATAAGCATCATTAAGAGCTTCTATAAACCAATTTTGCCCACCTGATTCCCATACTGTATTCTTTTTAGTAGGTTGGTGTGTAGAATTTAGAATAAAAGCAGATCCGCCTTTTTCAGTAAGACTTGTTACTAAGATTGGATAAGCTTTAAGTTTTGCACCAATAAGGTTAACCATTAAGTCATAGTTGCTACTTTCTTCTTTAGAAGGTTGAGTTTTAGCTTCCGTTTTGTCTTTTAGTTTTTGATAAGCTTCTTCTACGTCTGCATATTCATTACCTCTAAATCTAATTGGATATGAGTTTTTAAGTTTTCCTTTAGACTTAGCTAACTCTGTAGGGTTAGTTAATGCTGCTCCAAAAGGATTATCAGATGTTGATGAGATATCTATACCTTTAACTGCAGTAATTTCTTTAGACGCAGGTTGTGTAGGAGTGTTAGGACCTAAGTCTTTAGCTCTTCTGAACGTAAGAGTTATGGTATAATCTTTAATAACCTGTCCGCTAGGCAATGTAATAGGCGGCATATTATCACCTTTAGATATAGCTCTAGGTGTATCATGAGCCATCTCAAACCGACCATTACCATTTTTACCAAAAGTATATATAGTTCCTGTTTTAGTAGGAATAGATGTCATCTTATCAGATGCAAATGATGTTTTACCTGTAGGTCTACCTGAACTGTCTACATTTTCATATATATTAATTGCATTTCCTGCACCTAGTGTATAAACCACAACAGGATAATTACCAGCAGAAGCACTTTCTGAAATATCTCTATGTGTAACAACATTCTGTCCAGGTAAATAAATATTACCAATTACAGCATCATAGTCAGACATATCTAATCCTAAATTAGCTTCTATCTCATCCATAATAGGCTGAAGAGTTTTAATAGACGGTAAAGGATTACCATTCTGATCTAACTCATGATAAGCATAAATAAAATCAGTTGTCTTATTCTTACCTTCTTTCTTAAGCTTCTCTATTTCAGTTTTACGATTCTTTTTATTGCTTAAATCAGGAGATTGAATATCTAGTGGTTTAGCACTTAATTCAACACGTGCCCATCTTAATCCATATTGAAACATAAGATTTGAAGTAGGAGATTTATTTTCTCTTGTTGCTTGAGCAGCTATTTGCTTTTGTATTATATCAGTAAACTCTTGTTCTTTAGCTTTAGATAAAAATGTGTCTACAGTTTCTACACCATATTCTTCAGAAATAACTTTGATATTATTATTTTGACTATCACCTTCTTCTAACGTAGTAGTGTTCTTTACAACCTCTTCTATTTGTTTATCTAATTCTTCAGGAGTAATCTTAACATTTTCATCTGTAGGTTTAATTATTAAACTTTCAGCAGCTCTTGTTACAGCAGTGTACATCCATCTTGCAGGATTAACACCTGGTATTCTACTGTTCTGTTCAACAAATACTTTATCCCATTGGCTACCTTGAGATTTATGTCCTGTAATAGCATATGCATATGTAAAGACACCCATCAAAGAAGAATTAATAACACTTGCAAAATATTCTTTTCCTTCGTATGAAGATAAATACCCTTGCTGATTTAAGTATGGTTTTAATGTTGGGTTTAAGATTTTACCATCTTTACCTCTAGCATTAGCAGCTTTTAATAGTTCACCTAATTGAATTGATGATTTATCTAAGTCAGGAAATAAAATAAATTCTCCTTGAGGATCTCCTGGTTTTTCATATCTAAACCTACCACCAACAACTCTATATTGAACGTTAGGTCCTAAATCTGGAAACTTGATATATTCATCATAGTAAATTTCTTCTACTTCATTTTCAACATTTATGGTTTCAGAATTAGAATAACCACCCTTTTTTCTATTTGCAACGCCTATAAGTTTTTCTCCTGGAAGAACTGGAGATTTAGATTTTTCTTTACCAAATAACTCTTCACGTGCTTTAGTATTGATGTTCATTCTTGTTGCATTAAGCATGGTGATCATTATAGTATCTTCACCATTCTTTAAAGCCTCAAAAAACTTTTTATCAAATGCATCTTTATTAGTTTCAATTTCAACATCATCATATGATTCTGTTAGAGCCAAAGCTTTTTTGTTAGTACGCATTAAAGTAGCAAGCTTTAATATATTACTTTCTAAACCTTGTCTTCTTACTTCAACTAATTCTACTTGTCTATCAGCAGCATTAACTTGTTGAACACCACCTTCAAATAATTTAGGGTCTCTACCCACAGGCTCTAATTGAAAGCTATCACCTAAAAATATAATAACAGTATTACGAGAACTATTAGCTTTATCATACAAGTCTTGCATTAATTGTGAATCCATCATTGATGCTTCATCCACTAATACAACTGTATTACTTACATTAACTTTACTTTCTTTTTGCCATATCCCATTTTCAGGTGGTCTACCATAGATAAGATCATGCAATGTACCAGATTCTTTCTCAGTTATACCACTAATTTTACCACGTAAAACAGCTACTGCTTTATTAGTAGGTGCAGCAACAAATACATTCATACCTTTTGCTTTAGCATAATTAGATATGTTTTCTGCAATAGTAGTTTTACCTGTACCTGCATATCCTGCTAATAAGAATGATCTTGTATCAGTTCCTTGACTAGTTGTAACATCATCAATAATTTTTCCAACCTTCTTAAGAGCTTCTCCCTGACCTTTAGTATACGTCAGTTTATTAGGTCTAGCATTTAAAATACTAACATTAGCATTATATTGTCCATTATCTGTTACTAGATTATTTGATAACTCACTTGTAGTTTGTCTAACAGCAGAATAAAATTGACTTGACAATGAATCTATTTTACTTAATGTAACTGCTATAGATCTAGCTACAACTTCAGCATCTTTTTGTTGAACCTTAGTATCACTAAAATAATTCTGAGCACCAGGATTATTTTTTCCTATTTTTGCAGCAGACTCCATAAACAATGTTAGAAATACAGATGCCTTTTCAGGAGTATCAAGAATCTTTACCATACTCTCAGGAGTAACTCCTTGTTCTGCTAATCTAGATAAAACTTCGTCAGAGGTTTTAGAATTTTGATTTTTAGATCTGCCTAACAAATAATCATAGAATTCATTTTTAGTTTCAGGTGTAACATATTTAACAGTAATAACACCATCTACTTTTCTAGCAAACCCATCTAATTGACCAACTGCATTATGAGCAGGTACTAAAGTTCTATAATCATTTCTTGGATCAAAAGCTGGATATGACATTGACTTTCTAACTTTTTGTGTCCAAACAGGTTTTACTCTATAATCTTTAAATCTTATCTGCTCAAATCGCCCTCTTTTACTTTTTATTTTTTCAATGAACATTTCAGAATACTCACCATCAATAATAAAGTCTCTTGCTTTTGGATTTATTGTACTTAAGTATTCACCCATTACATCAACATAATCTTCTGATACAATATCATTAATAGAGAACAGACCCCCAGTAGTTATTCCAGACTGCATAAATGCATATAGTGGGAAATCTTTAAAAAACTCTGCAACAATCTTAGCTTCACTTTCTTTTAAAACGGGAACCTGTTCTTTAAGCTTAACCCAATCTTGAAGAGTATTTATTTCTTCTTTTAATGCATTCTTAGTAGTAATATCTAAAGTCTGACTAAACTTAAGGTTTGATACACCATCTTTTTTAGCTAATTCTAATTGATTAAAAATTTGGAATTTGTTTGCCAAATCTATTGACATGTTTTTAATCATATAAAATCTATCTGCAATTGTAGCTGATGAACTTTGGAATAAACTAACTGGATTTAGCATTGATGTCAGTGCTTCATCTCTTAAGAAAGCTTCATATGCATAAGCAACTTTTCTTTGTTTAAATGCTTCAGCAGATTCATTTTTCTTTTGTTTTAAAGTAGTATCTGCAAGCTGTAACTTAATTCTAAAGAACGGATGTTTCTGAAGTTCAGGAGTAAGAGGATATTGTTCTCTCTTTATTTCACGTTCTATAGAATACTTTACATACTCCTCTTCACTATTAAAAGTTTTAGACGGAATCGGAGCTTTACCAGTAGCATCAAAATAACTATTATCTATAAATGATTTATTTCTAAATTGATTTATTAAAGCAACAGCATCAACTATAATTTGATCTTCTCTTACAGCTACTCCAGATGCTGGCAGTATACCTTTAAATAGTCCTTTATCTGTAGTAACGTTCTTAGACTTATAATCTATATCATTAACTCCAGGTTTTAGAATTTCAAGAATTTTTTTGTTCTCAAATTCTAATGCTTTTTGAAATAAGTATGGTATAAAATCATCCTTAAACTTAATCTTATCTCTATCTGTTAATTGCACTTCTCTGGCAATGTCTCTATCTTGTTCTAATCTTAGAATTTCATCATTTAAAGCTTCAGAGTTTCTAATACCAGTTAGTTTAGATGTTAAATCAACTTGCATATCTTGTATAAAGAATGCTGATATAGAACTATCTGATAAGATTTTATCTATTACATCTCGTGGTATTGCACCACTCATTTTAATTTCTTGAATTTTTTTCAGACGCGTATATGCGTCAAGCACTATAGTATCTTTACTTGTGTCCACGTTGGTTTGTAATTTTATATCTCTCACTGGCAATGACATTTGCTCTAGATCAAGATAGTGAAGTAGTAAATCAAAAGATGTTCGTGTAAAGTCAGTTGCCTCAACACCATCTGTTAATTCTTTAGCACTAAAATAACGTTTTTCTTTGGATCTTTCAAGTAATGTAACAGCTGATATTTTAGGTATTACATCATACCTTAAAAGCTTAACTGCATCAGGCCCTCCCTCTTGTAATTGCTGTACTGTTTTTTCATCCATTAAAGGTTCAATCTGTTCAAAGATACCACTTTCAGGATCCATTACTAAGTCATATAAAGCTTGATTTCTATAGTTTCTTTTATTAACAGGGATTGCTTTTTTATTTACAGCATCATATAACAAACTCTTTGCAAACTTTTGTTTCTCTACATACATCCTAGTTAATCTATTAGCTACAAAGTATGTTGCTTGATCAACAGGAACACCACTCTGAATCATCATTAGTAATGTTGGAGAAACTTCTTTTGTTGCCTGAATATCAAATACCCATCCTTTCTTGGCAACATCAACCCATCCATTCATTAATTGGTTGATTGCATCAGATATAGTATAGTAGTCAACATTGTAAGGCATAAGACTTGCTAGAGATATAACATCCTTTTGAAAGCCTGAATCAATTCTATTAGCATCTAGTAATATATCTTGATTTCTAGTAAACAGTAAATTAGCAAAGTCATCCTCTGTTGCTGTTCCATCATTTAGCCTATCAACAATATCATAAAGCTCTTGCCTAGATACATCTGTATTAGTATCATTGAACCGGGCTCCAGCATTATTAAATAGAATATTGTATGTGTTGTCAACAGCACCTAGACCTAAAGCTTCTTTACCAATTTTGTTTTCTTGATGTTTGTTTAAGTTATATCTATAAGTCAAGACATCAGTTGGACTAATAGTAGTATAATTTAAATCTCCTCTAGTGTATTTACCTAAAGAATCAACCAAGCTCTCTGTACTCGCTAATTTTGAGCCAGGTATTGTTTTGTTATATAAGTCTGTACTATTAGGAGTAATTAAGTTTTTATAGTTACGTTCTAAAGAAAGAATGTCTACAATGTTCTGTATAATTCTATTCTCAATACCAGATTTAAAATCACCTTTAGGTAATGTTACTTCTGTTATTGTTCTAGCGTTTATTATATCATAGATTTGTCTATCTTCCTCTGTAAGCTGATATACAGGTATTTCTTCTGTTGCATTTTGTCTACGTGCAATCATCAACTCATCTCCTTCACGTCTACTAACCAAGCTTTCTGTTTGTTGATCTCGTATAGCTGTATAGTCAAAATCGCTACTCTCAACTATATCTAAAATCATTTGAACATTATCACGGCTAAAATCTAATTCAGGATTCTGTTCTTGTAGCTCACTTAAAAATTCATTTGTAAGTTTTGCCTTATTGACTTTTCTATCAATGTTTGGCATCATTACAGTCATCTTATCAACGTCAAAGTCAGCACCAGATTTAGCAACAACTTCAGAAGGAGCTATAATAATATTACCTGCTTCTGCTGGTAAGAATTTTCTTACTTGCATAAACTCCATAGAGTTCAATCCTTGAACAGGTATTCTTACTGCAGTCATTGTAATCATAGCTCTATGATCACCTTCATTCAACCATTCCTCATCAGTGATAGCTTCATTTAAAGTATCTAAATCACCTATTCTTCTACCCTTATATTCTAAATCTAAAAGCTTTTTAAACTTACCACGTAAAGAAACTTTTACGTCAATAGCTAATGTCTTACCAGTTTCAGGATCTTGTCTGTATCCTCTTAAGTCATTAGTACCTCCATATTTATATAAGTCGTCTTTTGTTGGATTTCTAAAGCTAGCACGCATATTGTCCTTGCTGTCAAATAATGTATTTGCAACTTGGACTAATGCTTCACCATTAACTTTAGATTCAACAAGACGTTTAACTAAAACTCTATTTAGTAACTTCTCAATATCAGCAGCATAAAAAGAAAGTGACAAGTCTTGTTTGATTGCTCCACCTTTTGTTTCAATAAAGTCAAGGGCATGATCAGGAAGATCATCTTTTAATTCTTTTTTAATTAGATTTATAAGACCAGATAAATCACCTTCGTACTTACCATTGTCTTCATTAAACTCTAAACCTACTTCTCGTAGTAGCTGTGTTTTATATAAATTAGCTAAAGCCTGAATGTTTTTCTCAAATGATTTTAAAAGTTTATAATTTTCAGTCCATTGGGATTGATCTTTTAATTTTAATACATCTTCCCAAAGCTTTAATCTTTCATCAGCATTAGTAACATCTGGACGGAAATCAGTAGGAACGTTATTCTCCATTAAACCATCTTCTACTAGCTTTCTTAACTGAGTAGAGAATACAACATTAGACTTATCTTTGTCAGCAATATATAACTGATTCTTTAAGTATTTTAGATTGATTGTGTTTTTTGTAAACACTTTCATAGTAGTATTATCTGGAGACATTTCATCAACTAACTCTCCAGTATATTCGTCTTTTGAATTCTTTTTAAATATCTGATCAAGCTCTCCTGTTGATTTACCATCTTCACCTTTTCTAATTCTTTGCATACTGCTAACCTTAGAACCTGTAGAGAAAGTTAAGTATTGTATGTTCTCTTGAAGCATTTTATCATGAAGAACTTCAGCTTTAGTACCTTTAATCATACTAGGTATTAGTGGCATCACTGAGAACTTATGAAAACCTATTAGTGGCAAACGTCCACCTGTTTGTAATGGACCCCAATACTGATACTTTCTTACTGGAAAGAACTTTTCAACTTCATTAGGATCAATTTTTTCTCCTTTAACAATCTTTCTATATAAACGCTCTTGCTCATTACCCCATAGATTTTCAGCTATTGCTAAGCTTCTATAAGCATCAAATGTTATAAGTGCTTGACCATCAGCTTCTTCCATTCCTCTATAAGCTTTTGCTCTAGCTTCATCACCATCAAAAGTTTTTAAGATTGAATCATAGTATACAGATGTTATTTCCATATCTTGAACAACAGCAGTATTCATAGTCTCACCAAATACATATTTGTTGTCATCAGTAATACCTAATCGTTCTGCATTAGCTGCAGCATAACTATTATTGTAAATTGCATTACTATTTAAGAACTTAGCTATATAAGAGTCTGTTCTTAATATTGTACCAGTAGAACCAATACCTGCATTACGTTTATGGAATTCTTGTTTAGCATGATTATATAAAGCAGGGTCTCCATACAATAAACCTAAAGTGTTATAGTTATGCAAGAACTGGTTTACAGTAAAGGCTGTTACTAATTGATTAAAGCTTAGTCCTTTACTATTAGTAGTTTTAAACTCTTTTATTTTCTTGAATAATTTTAAATTAGATTCTGTTTCTGCATTAAAGAAGTCAATAATTTCAGCACTTGCTAATTCTGCAATTTCAACACTATTGTTTTCAATGTTCTCTGCAAAAGTCATAGATTCATCAAAACCACTATCAATCATATTTATAAGATCATTCTTAGTATCAGTACTTAAAATCTTATCAAAGATTTGAAAGTTTTGACCATCATTTAAATAATCTAAATCATATTGTATAGATTCTTCTTTAGCATATTTTTTTAATTCAAAGATTCTAGCTATTTCTGCATGTAAAGCAGGTAACATTTGTTTTACTGTACTATCCTCCCATCCATCAGTTTTAAATTGATTTAACGGTACAAAATGATCTGCTGCACCTACTCCAGTTACCTTAATCATATAAGACGTACTCTTATCAGCATGTCTCATATTTTCATAATAACCTGACTTAAATAAAGATAAGTCCATTATCATTTTAGTATACTCATCTGCTGAAGCTGCAGACTTACCTTCAGTATCTTCATTTTGTTCAAATGCTAATCCGCTTAGATTTATTATCTCTATAGTTCTACCTGTTCTATCTCCATAATTTTTACCAGCGGGGATATTATTTTCATCTAAATAAAATAATTGTTTAAATAAACCGTTATAGTGAGTGAATGGATTTACATCAATGTCAAGATGTGCAAGCTCAAGTCTATTAATAGCATCATCATAATCTTTAGCATTATTTAGTGAGTTAATTAAAATACTCATACTATTATTAAGCTGATGCTCAAACTGAGCATTACCTTCAGCATTACTAGTCATGTAGTTATTTACATTATCACCATATCTTGCTTCTAATTTTACAAGCTTATTAAATACACCATAGTTACCATCTTTAGATAATTGATTCTTACCTCTATTTACTAGTAAGTCACCATATACATCTTCTAACTCTCTGAGTTCTATATCCTCATTTTTATTTGCAAAATCAATCCTATCCCACAAGTATCTTATCCTTGGAGCATTTTGTGAGTTTAATGCATTAGATATTCTATTTTTATTTGACATTTGAATACCAATAGCATTTAAAAACTTTATAGGGCTTTCCATTGCTGATTTAGCATTAGGAAAGTCTTTTATTATTTCTTGAGTGTTCAGTTTGTTACCCTCATTATCCCTAAGCATATACTTATTGTTGGGCTGGATTGATCTAAAGTTAGATGCCCATAATGCACCAATCTTTTTATCTGCACCAAACGCTGCACCAACTGTATCATAGAAAGTTACTTCAAATCCTCCATCTGATTTAGAAGCTACATTCTTCTTTAATGTAACTTGGAAAAGAGGAATCCTAGCTTTATTAAATGCTTGCCAAAAATCTGTCCAATAACCATGCTCACCTAATCTTTTAGCTGAATCAGGAGTACCAATTCTTCTTATTATTTCATTAATAGTTTTATTCTCAGTACCCTCTGCTAAAAGTTTAGATAAAAGAGTTTCAAAATCTGGAGTATTCTCTGTAGCCTTTGCAACGTTATTCCAAACAGTGTCAAAGTTTTCTTTTTGTACTAAACCAAATTTATCAAAAGTAAGATCACCATTCTGATCATATTGTGGTAACGTACTAAATAAATATACAATATTTTGTTTGGCTAGTTCTCTTAAAGAGTTTTCATTACCTCTTCTTACATATCCAGTTCTAGATACTAACTCTGGAGCTAAAGATTCTTGTGCAAAGTAATCTAAGTCTTGGAAAAAGTTTGAGTTTAAAATATGGAAACCAATTGCATCTTTATATCCGTTATCTTTTGAAGCTTTAGGATTTCTAAAGTCTCCAAAGTTTTTGATAGCGTACTTAATTGTATTGAGCTTATTAACTTCATTCTGATGATTGCTCAATGCTCGCAACATTAAGTCTTCTTCTTCTTTTAAACTCTCAGTCTTTTTAGAATTTTGTTTGCTTTCTAAAGCTTTTAGTTTTGCTTCGTATGCTTCCTCAGTTTTCTTTACAACTGCTTCTTGCTTATTAGCTAAATCATATAGTCTAGTTTTTACATAAGCATAAGATTCTTTTAAGATAGCTGGGTTAGTAAATATACCACTGCTAAATCTACTAGAATCTATATTTGAGTCTGCAGCATTTATTGATTTTACTAAGTGTGATTTAACTTGCTCAAGAGTTTCAAATTTCTGATCTAATTTTTCATTAACGTTCTTAATAAATTCAGCACGTTCTTTTCTATTCCTACTTAAATTTGATAAGTCATAAAGAAACTCTTTAAGTTGTAAGTAATTCTTTTGACTACCTTCTAAAGAAACAGTTCCATCTTCACTCTTTGTTGTTGTAGCATCTCTCTTACCATTTTTCATATCAATGAATTCTACGGTAAGAGAATCCATTAATCCAAGTATATCATTAGACTGATTATAACTAATAGGATCCTCTGTTGTATCAGAAGGATTTAATTTATTAAGATTTAACTTTCCAAATATGTTATTCTTATCATAGTTATAACTATTGATATTAAATGCACCTACTCTTAAGTTTTCATAGTGTTGCTTAATCATTGGGCTATTCATTGGATCTGAATAAACTTCCATATAAGCAGCATCGCTAAACAAAGCTTTAAGTGACAACCATAATCTCTTGAAGAAAGATTTTAACTTAGGTTTGTTTTTACCACCTTTCAATCTTTGCTTATTAAGCATATAGTCTCTAAAACCTTCAGCTAAATACTCTTCTATTTGTTTTATATTAGCATCTTCAAACTTAACAGTCTTGCCATTGTAATCAACAAAGCTTCCTTTATATCCTTTTACTTCAACATATAAATCTTCTTTTTCTTTTACTGTAAGAATACCTTGACTATAAGCATGGAATGATTCATGCCATATATCTGTCCAATCAGCACCTTTAAATAAAGTAATACCTGCTCTTGAGAATTGACCAACAGAGTTTGGATTCCTTGAATTGAATACTCCAAACATTGCTTCAAAAGGAACAATTTTACTTAGAGGAGAAGTTGACCACCATTTTTCTGCTGCCTCAATATCTGACTTCAAAGATGTTTTTCTTAAATCTTTAACAAGCTTTCCTAAGTCAAAGATATCATCTTCATCTTCTGGAGTTTGATTATCTTCATTAGGATCATATTTAGGATTGTCTGACTCAGGCTCAACATCAACATTAGGATCTTTTCCAGCTTCTTCTGGTAATTTAAATTCTTCTTCTGATTTAGTTTCTAATAATTTACTACTTGCAAATCCAATAGTTGGTTTAGTCTTTTTTATTCTTCCACCTTCAACATCTGAAGCAGCTACTGTTGTTATTCTAAATCCAGCATCGGCTAAATACTGTTGTGGATTCATA